AATGGCAATTCTTGTTCAAACGATTCTGTTTGACCTCGAACAACATCCCGTCCTTGCTCATACGCCTGACCCATCGGGATGCCTTGCTGTACCGCTGTGAATGGTGCGCTGACTGCGCCATACAGCTCGTCAGCAAACCCAAAGGTTGGCCCTTGCAGTGCAGTTAAGGCACCGCGCTGCAACGTAGATTTCTCTGTGCCTGCTCGGTAAGCAGGAGACTGCCCCAGGAACTTTAGAATTTCGGCTGGCTTGTATTGCTGCTCCAATGCAGCCAAGACTTGAGGCCCAACGTCTGGAAGCTGCGCCAAAAACTGGACGATATCCTCGTCCCTATAACCAGCTTTTTTGGCCTGTTTGATTTTGTCTTCAATGCCATCCATCATTATCTCCCTGGTATGCCAAAGATGTTATTTAAAGTTGGTCTACCACCACCTGGTGCCGTAACAGAACCACCTGGTTGCCTCACTATGGATGGCACAGTGGCTGGTGCGCCAAGAGCAGTGTTTAGGTTGGGAAGTTTATATTCGTTGCCAAATGCCTCGTACTCACCTCGCTTTTGGTTATAGGCTTGACCTGCTGCTGCATACAGCTCATTTGACAAAGCCTTGAAATCTTGCCGCTGTGTTGGTGTCAACTTCTGACCCGTCATCGCTTGGTTAAGATAATTTTTCAATCTGTCCATGCGTCCAGCAGCAGCCATTGCAAGTGCAAGTTCCGTTTCTCTAACCACAGAACCCTCATCCATTAGCTTCATCATTTTGGTTGCACCAGCAAGATCGCCAATTGGAGTTTCCTGGTTCAGCGCAGTATTTACTTGATTAAACGCTGTTTGCATTCCTTGATATTCTTTGTAGATAGGCTCACCCTTAAAGGCGGCACCTATCTTCATTGAATTCTCAAGCCCCCTTTGTCCTTCGTTTATGTTGACAATATTTTGTGCAGGCGGTGGGTTGTTAATTTCTTTTTGTATCCTAGCTTTAATTTGGCTTCTTATTTCTGGATCAGTTGCCCCGGCTAAATCAGCTTGAAGTTGCGATAGTAGAGTTCCTGCCCTTGGAGCAAATTGTGGATCAAGTTTTAAGGCTAGGTCTTCTAACTTCATGGCCTGCTCAGTTTGACCAGCCATATTCAGCATTTGTGCTGCTTGGCGGTATTGGTCAGCTTTAGCAGCATTGGGATTTATTGGCCTTGCGGCAGCTTGCGCTGGTGGCATTTCTGCACCAGCAGTTGGCATTGTTGTTTGAGGTGCAAATACACCAGCAATCAATTTTTGCAATTCCTTGGCCTTCTTCGCCTCGTCCATCTTCTGCTTCAGCGCCATCTGAGTCAGCGCACCCGTCTGCGCTTTCTCGTACCCGGCTTGGCCTGCCTCAAACGCACCACCTAGAGCCTCACCAATGCCAATGCGCCGGGTGCTTTCCCCGCCAGCCTTCAGCAAGGCTGCAGACGCTGCCAGCATTGCATTGCGCTGCATTGCAGCCCTCTGCTCTGGTGTCAGGTACTCGTCCAATGCGTTACCGCCACCACCGCCAAAGGCGCTGCCAAGCAGTCCCTCTAAATTGAATTCAGCCATGTCTATCTCCTATCTATCCCAGCAATCCAAGAATACCGCCAATTGCAGCACCTGGAAGACCACCGAATTGGTAACCGTATCCAGCACCACCCAGTGCGCTGGACAATGCATTCCTGGTGGTCGGTGTTGTTTGACTACCGCCAGCATTAGGCAAAGCAGTGGACATTGCCTGCTGAGTGATGCCTAGCTTCTCTAATCCAATCCCTCGCAGTGCATCCAACTGCTGCTGGGTCATTTGTTGTTGCGCTGACCCTACGCCCATGACAGCCTGTGCGCCACCAAGACCAAGGTTCTGCTGTTGCGCTCCGAGTGCGCCTAACTGTCCAGCAGCACCAAGACGCTGTGCATTGGCGGCAGCGTAAGCCTGTTGGTTAGCTAGGTCAGACTGCTGGGCCAACTGAGCGTTGAACTGAGCCATTGCATTCTGCGCTGCTGCATTACCGCCCATTGCAGCGTTGATGGCACCAGCACCATACTGAGCCGCACCAGTGCCTTGTGCTGCTGTTTGCAGGTTGGCTTGTTGGGTGCGGTTCAAATCCTGTTGCATCAGGTTGGCGCTGGTGTCAAAGCCTTGCTGGCGTAGCTGTGCTGACATCTGAGCCGCCTTGTCAGCGTATGCCCTGTTGGTAGCTGCTTCCGCTACGCCCTGGCGTGTACCGCCGTAGGCTTTAGCCCTAGTCGCAGCCTCACCCATCTGTTGTACGGCTGCCTGCCGTGCGGCCTCAATATCTCCCAGCACACCAGTGGATGTCTTGGTGGCAGGGTTGTAACCACCAATGACAGATTCGGTGTACGGGTTCATGTAATTGCTGATGTCGCTCATCTGAGCTTGAGCAGCAGTGACATCAGTGGGTGTGTAACCAACAGCACCAATCTGGTTGGACAGACCAGCGTTGACGCCGCCTGTGTAGTAAGGGTTGAACTGCGCCGCTTGGTTGGCGTACTCGGCTGCAAGGTTGGTGGTTCCAAGACCTTGACCCGCCAAGCCAGTGTTCACCATCTGCTGCTCACCAGCTCGGTAGATGGGGTTGAAGTCAGCAAACTCCCTGACAGGTAACGCCGAGGCTACGCCCTGCGCCTGCTGCAAGTTCTGCAGGTAGGCAGCTTTAATTGTGGGATCAATTTGTGTGGTGACTGTCTGGCTTCCGCCGCTTTTGCTCATGGTGTTACTCCAACAGAGATTTCAAACGCTTGGCTGGAATCTTGCCTGCGTTAATTTGTTCGAAAATGTTCGCGCCGTATTTCTGCACCGCCTTCTTGCGGATGACGTACTCGCCAATGTCCAAGCCAGTGTAGCCATCGTCTGGTCCAGGTGGGTTACGTCCCTTGACTTGTCGAGGCGTAACTAAACCACCCATTGCCATGTAGCCGCTGCCGCTACCACCGTAATTGCCACCGTAGTTACCGCTTTCGGCACCAGCGGACCCCCCAATAGGATCGCTAGGATTTGGATCGCCTTGATCTACAGTTCCATATCCTGGGCGTCCTTGGAATGCGGCTTCTGCTTCTGAAAGATTACTTGTATTAACGCCAGCCGCATCAGCAGCCTGTGCAGCAGCAGTCAGGTCAGCAACAGACAAGTTTCCACCAAGAATGTCAGCTTCAGTCAAACTACCAAGTAGATTTCCGACACCTGTTGCTAGCGTTTGACCCAAGCCGTCAAACCCAAGATTGGATAGGGCTGCTGACAAAGCTGCTTGGTTGTTGATCCCCGCCATACCAGTGCCAGTTGACATATCAGCACTACCCGGTTGCTCTACTGTTGCTCCTGTTGCCCCACCGCCAAGTAACCCTGTCGTTGTCGTTGTCGCTGCCGGGTTGTACACGGCTGAATTGAAGCCACCAAGGTTGGTGCTGGCGGCTGTCTGCCCTGCTTGGGCTGCATACGCTGGTGACAGTGTGCGTTGAGGCGTCAGCGCCATCAGGGACTGGTACGGGTTAGCCGACTGAGATGCAGCGTTGATTTGCGCCAGAGTAGGCGCGTTCTGCTGCATAGTCGATGGCGTGTAAATGTTGCGGAAAGGCGTACCCGTAATGGCTGTGTTGGTCACCTGCGCTGGTGCAAGCTGGGTGCCTGTCACTTGCCTTGGTGTTGTTGGCCTGGTGATGGGCTGGACAGTACCAGTGGTGGTTGTACCTGTGCGAGTTGTAGTACCAGCGTTCCTGGCTGCATTGGCAGCTAACTCTTGGCTAGACATTCCCTTGAAGATGTCCAACTCACTAGTTTCAACCGAGTCCCCAAAACGGTCAGAGAAGTATTTCAGTCCAGAAGCGTCAGGCTCACGCCCCAAGACTGACAGGTACATCTGCCGAATTGCATTGTTCGTTGTTGGCGCAGCAGCTCGTTCAGGTTGCGCCGCCACACTGAATGTGGACAACTCAGTAGCGTCAACTCCAGGGCCAAACTGAGATGTCCAGTAAGCAATCTCAGAGGCAGATGGCGCTCGTCCCAAGACGCGCTCGTAGGCGGCTGCAATGGACATTTCATTGGTTGCAGCAGCAGTTGTAGTGGCTCCAGTTCCAGCAGCAGTTGTAGTAGTAGTAGTGTTAGCTGCTGCTGCCGCCTGTTGTGCAGCTAATTGCTGTGCTGCATTTCTGGCGGCATTGGCAGCAACTTCTTCAGCCGCCATGTTCTTAAAGATGTCTAACTCACCAGTTTCAACCGTTGGCCCAAAACGGTCAGAGAAGTATTTCAGTCCAGAAGCGTCAGGCGCTCTGCCCAGAACTTCCATGTACATATTCCGCACTGCGTCATTTGTATTGGGCGCAGCAGCTCGTTCAGGTTGAGCCGCTACGCTGAATGTGGACAACTCAGTAGGGTCCACGCTGTTACCAAACGTGGACTGCCAGTAGGCAACTTCGTCAGCACTTGGTGTGCGGCCTAAGACTCGCTCATAGGCGGTTTGGATTGAAATGTCAGCCATGCTATAACTCCTTACTCATGATCCACCACTGGGGTGTGTAACCTGTCTTCGCCAGAAAAGTCTTCTGCCATCCCTTGCGTCCAGCTAAAGTAACGCGAGTGCATCCAAGGCTCTTACCCCAAGCCTCGATCATTGGTGACATCAGTTCTAGTTCTTCCATCACGCCTGCTGCTAGAAAATAGTTTAGGCATTTTTGCTGTGGGTGGAGAACAATCTCCGTAACCACCACCGAATTCCGTCCAGGCCAGAATTGCATCTTGGCTTGCTGGACCAGCTCAACGACATCCTCAAATGTGTGAGTGTTCAACGAATATTTTAAGGCTTTTTCAATCTCTGGCCTCAATCTCTCAATATCTGTCATAGCGCCGTTGTTGACAATGCGCCTGCATTACTCACCACCACACTGTACCTAGTCCCATTTGGTGATGTCAATATCAGCTTACTGCTGCTAATCTCAACGTCAGCGTTAGTCTTCCTGTTCAGTCGGTCAGCGTTCTCCAGCAGGAAGTTACGCTGCGCCTCCATCACTGGCGTATAGACTTGAGGTGGGTGCGGTACGTTGAGAGACATCAGCGTTTCCCGGCTGGCACTGCATCTAGGCGCATCACCCCAACCCGCCAATCACTCAAAGTATCGGCTGTTACCTTCATCTTGACCTGGCGTCCACTGAAACGTGCGTCGGTTGGGTTGGCGCTGGTGAATGGACCGTAGGTTGTCTCAGTGTCCGTTGGATAGAAACGGCTGCTGAAGCTGATGTTGACATCACCCAAATTGGACTCGTCAGGTATTACCTTGCGGACCTGCATGATCTGCTCACCATTGCCAATCTCCACTGGACCTGACTCAGCGTAAATTGTCTGTGAGTCGTAGGCAAAGCCCACCTCATGTTCGTAGATGTAACCGTCAGCACTGACCATGAGAGGGTTGTTGAAGACGCCCTTGTCAACCCCAGCCAGACGCGCCAAGGTGCCTATTGACCAGTGGTTTTCACGGTAGTTGTAGATGACGTAGGAGTCATTTTCGATGCTGGCGCTGCTGGTGTAGAACCACCATATCTCACCGAACTTGGAGTTATGCACAGCGTAGACCTTGCTGGCCTGCTCCAAGTTGATATTGCTGAACACGTAGTCGCCAACGTCAGAAGGTAGTGGCTTGACGTAACCGTCGTAAATCCAGAAACCTGAACGTGACATCCAGATGGCTGCTGTATCAATAGCCGCTACAGCCTGGGGTCCAATTAAGCCGCAGCCAGAGCCAGCCTTCTCAAAGCTGAACACGAACGGCTGACCAATGTAGCTGCTGGTGTGGACATCAACGTCAGTGAATATCAGGTTGACGCCTCGCACCCGCTTACCCGCTAAGATGGAGCCGACAGTTGTCAGCTCAAAGCTGCCTGCTTGGTTATTGGCGGCTGGTGACCAGGTGGTGTTGTCCTCCTGATCACACCAAGCCACAAGCCGAGGATTACCGCTGGCACCCAAGGCGAACATGAAACGCTCAGAGGTGGTCATCACCGCCGCGCAACTGGTGGGTGCATTGACAATTGCCACTGCCTTCGTCGGCGTTGTGAATCCCAACTGCCACTCCAGCAGTTGACCGTCAGAGTTGCAGCAGCCGACCCAGTATTCACCCCATGTGTCCATTGACCAAGTAGCAGCGTTGATGATTGCGCCAGTGTCTGGCCTAGCCACACCATAGGCAAATGCACCATAGTTTCCGTAGCCATAGCCAACTAGCAATGACGCATCTGCTGCACCAGGTGTGAATATGGTTGGGGTTATTTCCTTCAGCGTCCCCGCCTGGTTCATCACATACAGCTTGGTGTTGGTGCCAGCCACAATCCACCGGGTTGAGCTGTTGTCCCGCCAGTTGATAATGCCACGGCAGGTGCCTGACATCTGTCCATTAGCCCTCTTGCGCCAGCCACCAACTGGCCTGAGTGTGTTCTCAAACCACCGAACCAAGTTAGCGCCGAACCACCGACCCATTGATTGGTATTCAGTGCCGTTACGGTAAACGCCTGCTGGTATCTTGAGTGGCATCAGCATATTGATCTTTCAGACAAACTGTCTAGTACCTTGCTTGTCGATAATTAGAGCCTGACCCCTTGGCTTTTCAGCGATGCTGATGTGAGTCCAAGAATCGTATTCACGGATGATTTGGTCAAAGGGAAGTTTAGCCGAAATCAACGTCCTCACCACAGCGTCTGGCGTCATCCCAGGCACCCTAAAGTCACAGGCCAAGCCTTGCCTATGCTGCGAGGTGTCCTTGCTGCCCACGGCATCATTGACAGCCTTGCTGCGAAAGGCTGAGTTGACCATCACAGGCTTGCCGCCAAGTGCTGTCTTCATTGTCTCCAAGAACTCAGCCAGCCGCTGAAGGTTTGCCAGCTCCTGTGCGTTAGGCGTGTTGTCCAGGCTGCGGTGGTCAGTGCAGGTCAACTCAGCAAGTGTGAAGTGCGGTGTCATTTTTTACTCAGCAAATCTGTCTTGGCTTGGCTTCCAGCAGAACTGCCGAAATAGTAAGCAATGATGCCAGTCCAAGCTGTGCCTAGACTGCCCAGCATCATCAGGATGGCGGGGTTGGCACTGTCAATCTTGTTAAAAAACATCATCACCATGATGGAGAAGAATCCCAAGGTCACGGCACCAGCCAGTATTGGCGGCATCATGGACCTAGTGGCTGACTGCATATCCCTTGCGGATTTCCTATCCTCCACCTCCAGCTTCTCAAAGTTGAGGCCAAGCTCCTGCGCTTGCTTCTGCAACTCAATCTCAGCAATCTTCACCATTGCAATCTGATCTGCCGTCAGCTTGTTGCTGCTGATCATGTCTCCCACCTTCTCGGGGTCAACCCCAATGGCCTTGGAGATGGCGCTTACCGCCATGCCTGCCAATGGTCCACCCAGTGCAGTGGCGATCGTTGGTGCAATCTGTTTAAGCCAATCCATTATTTCTCCTCCTCATCGTGAGATAGTTTGACGCCAGCCAATAGGCCAATGAATCCACCAATGATGGTCTGGAACGCCGGGGATACCAATTCAAAAATCTTGTTGTTGTCGACCTTCTCATCAAACAATCCCATCAGCATCACCGCGACCATTGCCATCACGACAATGCATAGCGTCAAGCTGACCATCAAGGTGACAAAGAATGTCAGCTTTGCCTTCATGTGTCCCCCACAAGTTGCCAAGTGAACCACGCGGTTAAACCAATCACTACAGCCACCAATGCAGCCCACAGACCAAAGGTCAGGATGTCGTTAATCTCTTTAGCCCTCAGTGCCTTGGCCTGAGCCTTCTCTGCTTCTGCCTTCTTGCGTTCAGCCACCATGCGGTTGCGCTCCAACATCAAGGCATTCCACACGTCGTCATTGCCCGACCAGATCAGCATCTGCTTCAGTTCGTTCTCTGCGTCTTGGAGTTGCTTGAGTTGCATCACCGTCTCAAACGCAACTGCCGTATCGCTCTTGCCAAAGCCCTTTGGCTTCTTCACTGACTCCTTGGCGATAACGTCCTTCGCCTCGAAGAACTTCATCAAGTCGCCGCTGATGCCATTGATGTCCTTGCCCATCTTGATGGCAGCTTGTATCCCTTTGATGGCTCCTTGGGCTACAGCAAATGCGGTTAGCGGATCAATCATTTGTCCCGCCTGTTCCACATCTCAAACAGCGTTTTGATCTTCTCTTCCAGAACAGCTACCCGCAGGTCCAACTTTGCCAAGACAATGATCAAGGTGATCAGCGCCAGCAGGATGGGCCAGGCTTTTGACAGGACTTCAAATAAGTCCACTTCATCTGCCCAGCGTCAGAGATGCGTAAACGATGGCGGACATGGAGACGATCAAGACACCCGTGGTTTTCATAATCACGCCTTCCAGCCGCTTGAGCCGAGCATTGATCTGTGCATACCGTTCTGCACAAACGGCCTCATGGCTCGTCAATCGGATGTCTATTTCACTCATGGTGCGTCAGGCCAAGTAATAGTCCAAGGGAATCCAGCCTGTGCTGGGATGTCTCGCAAGGCTTGGCAGTAATCTTTCCACGCCTGTGAAGGTGTCATATCACTGCGAAACCGCCAATCAGTCTCAGTCAGTTTGTCATCCCGGCTGGTGCGTACCGCCTTGGCTTGCTCTGCGTCCTTGCTGGCCTTGTACGCAGCCTCTTGCTCGGCAGCAGTAGTAGTTACACCATCTACAACTTGGTCTAAGAAGACAGGGCCGAGGATGTACTTGGTGTACCACTTGCCATCAATCTGCTCAACGCCAGCCGCTTGGCTGTACTGGTAGACCGTCCCGTTAGTCGCTTGTGGGCCTTCAAAGACTACATCAGCACCCAGTGCTGTCAAGACCTCGGTTGTTGTTGTGTCCCACGCTGGGCCACCATTGGCTTTTTGGTATGCACGAAACTCTGCCTCGTACATTACCGCGCCTGTTTGTGTTCTGATTTGCATGATGTGTCCTTACGCGATTGCCAAGAAGATGAACGAACCGCCATTGGCATTGATAGCGGCTGGCGCTGTACTGCTGATCTCAAAGCCTGTTGATGCTGTGTCAATGTAGTCTGTACTCGTGACTTCAGCCGCTGTGCTGTTCAAGAGCAGGTAAGGGTCGTTACCCGCCACGATGCCCCGTGCGCTGTCCCAGACGTACCAGTCACCAGTAGAGTCAGTGCGCTTGATGAGAACGAATCTTGCCCCGCCTGTGAAGCCGCAGTTGATGGTCTGGGTTGTGCCGTTGCCTGTGTAGCTGCCTACTTTGGAAACACCAGCGCAGGTTGCGAAGAGGTAGGCTACAAGGCTGCTGCCACTGCCATTTACTGAAGCTGCAGAGTTCACTGTGAAAACAGAAGAAGTCGGTGAGGTATTGTTAAAAAAGGCGGCGCTTGTGGTTGGCCCAGATGTAGTAAATTCAAGAGCCTTTGTATTTCCCAGTGCTGCCGTGTACACAATCCAATGGCTTGCAGACGATCTGTTCTTTATAATCATCATCTCAGGCGCAACAGTCAAGTTATGCGTCACAGTCGTTGCACTACCCGTCCCCGTATAGCAAACCTCATCAAAGAAGCCGGGGGCGCGTTTAAAACTCCAGTAAATCATTGGGGTTGTGACACTTCCTTGCGGGTATGCAAAGTTGTCCAGAAAGCCATCGTTGTAGTCAAATGTCCAACTGTACGGAGTACCCCAACTTTGTTCGGCTCCGGTTAAATTTGTTGCTACTGAAACGGAGCCACCCCGCAATCTATCAACAGCATAGCTGTTTGGGAGACCAGCATGGTCACGCTGCGTGGTTATTAACAGGTCAGTAGCAAATGGATTTGTTACCTTAGTACCCGTTAAATTTGCAGCAGGCGTCAATGTATCAACATCAAACACACTCGTCCCCAGCGTAGGCACTTTCATCGGGCCACGGCGTATGGCTATGTAGATGA